GATGACAAACAAAAAGGTCAATTTGTTAATCTACCTTACCAAAATGCAAAGTTTCCGACACGATGTGCTATGGATGATGAGGCTAAAAGTTTGTCGTTCGAACAATACTTAGAATATGTAAAGAAGTTTGTAATCACAAAAAAACAATTTGAAGAACTTAAAACTGCTAAAGATAGTGAAGATAAGCAATGGCCTAATTGTGTTAACAAGTTTATTAGAAATAAAATAAAAGAGGGCGAAGGCCGTAATGATGCCATGTTTAATGTTGGTGTTTTATGTAAAAAGATTAATGAAGACAAGAACTATTGGGAAGAACATATTAGAGAACTTAACAAAGAGATATGCGTTCCACCGTTAAATCCAAGAGAAATTGCAAAAGTAATAGAACAAGTAGATAAAAAAGATTATTCTTTTAAATGTGGTACATCGGTTGCAAGAATGTATTGTAATGGATCTACGCAATGTGCCAAACGAAAATACGGTATTGGATTAAATGAAGCTATTCCTGAAGTAGGTAAGTTAGTAAAAGTAAATTCATATCCTGATCCTTATTGGCTTTTACCTATACAAGGTAAAGTCGTGAAATTAGATACAAAGCAATTGTATCAACAACAATTATTAGGCGAGAGATTACTAAATTATGATATTGTTTGGAGACCTTTGAAACCAAGCAAGAGAGATCCTGATCCTTACAGAGATTGGTTAGAAGAACTTATAAGTAACAAACAAGATATGGAAGGATTTGATGGAGACGAAGAACGAGCAGAAGTATTTAATACTAGAATTGTAAAATTCTTTGAGGATACTGATACGATTACTGAGTTTGATCAAATTGAACACGATAATATTTGGCAAGACAATACAGAAATAAGGTTTAAACTTGAGACCTTTAGACAATTTATGAAGAAACAAGGATATAATTGGTCTGAAAAAGATTGTACAATGTTCTTACAAGGAGCAGGCTGTAAGAAAAGTGCAAAGTTTCAAGGAGTACAAGCTAGACATTGGGTTGCCACATTACCAAAACAAACAGAACACAAAAACAAAAATGTCAAATTCACTAAAGCAAAAACTCCATGGGAAGACCGTTAAATTCTTTGGCCCACCAGGCACAGGTAAAACCCACAGACTTTTAGAAAGAGTTAAACGATTTCTAAAACGAGGTATATCTCCTGATGAGATCTGTTATATCTCATTTACTAACAAAGCTATTGAAGAATGTTTAGATAGAGTAAGAAAAGATTTCAAAGGTTATGATCAAGATGACTTTAAATATTTTAGAACTTTACATTCATTAGCTAGACAACAATTTGCTGACATTCCTGTATTAGATCCTAAAGTAGATATGCTTCAGTTTCATACGCAGTATGGAACGGTAAAAATTAATTACAAACCCACTTGGGATGATCAAAAAGTTTATAACAATTGGTCTTTACAAATATACGACAGAGCAAGAAATATGAAAGCCGATCCAATAGATCTATACAAAAAAGAACCTCGAAAGAAAGTAAGGCTACAGCAGTTTAAATCTATTATAGCAGGATATGAACAATACAAAACTTACGAATCTAAACCTGGAGAGTTTAAAAATGATCGTTTAGATTTTACAGATATGGTACAGAAGTATATAGACTCAGGTTTACCTATTCCTTTTAAAGTATTAATGGTTGATGAAGCTCAAGATCTAACACCTTTACAATGGGATATGGTTGTTAAGTTAGCTAAACATTCTGACAAAGTTTATTTAGCAGGTGATGATGATCAGGCTATCTATGAATGGAACGGTGCAGAAGTTACATTCTTTCAAACGTTTCCAGGTAAGGTAAAGATATTACAAAAATCTAGAAGACTTAATAAGAAAGTACATTTTTTTTCTAAGTGTTTATTAAATGGTATGGAAGGCCACCGAATCGAAAAAGATTTTACATCTAACGGTAAAGATGGTGAGATCTATAAATGGAGTACACTGAAAAAAGTACCTTGGGATATAGAAGGGACCTGGATGGTGCTTGCTAGAATAAACGATGTGAAGCGAGAGCTGCAAGACGAAGCAAAGAAGATGGGTCTTTATTATCAGGATATGCGAGGCAATAAATCATTTGATGTAAATCAATGGAAAGCCATACAAGATTGGGACAAGATTGTTGAAGGTGGATCTATAACTAGAGAAGATGCCTGTAATATGTACAACTATTTATTAAACATAGATCACGGCTACCGATCAACGGACAGTAAGAAGTGGAGCTTTGCTCATCCTAATCAAGTATTTAACTTTGAACAACTTCATTTACAAGGTGGTATGGTAGAAGACAAAAAACCTTGGGCAGATGCTTTTAAAAGAAAGTTTAAAGATAGTGAGAAAAGATACTTTAGAACGATTATAAACAAAGAAGTAGATCTAGATGCAAAAGCCCGAATCATTATTGATACCATACATCAAGTAAAAGGCGGTGAAGCAGATAACGTAGTAGTATCAGCTAAATGTAATTTTCCTTCTCATTTTGATCGTAAAAGTTTAGATGAAAGAATAAAAGAATTAAGGGTTTGGTACACAGGAGTTACTAGAACTATAAATACTTTACACTTATTAGGCACATATCATAGGTATCATTTTCCCTTGTCTAAATATTATAAATTGTATAAAAGTAACTATGCCTAAGAAACAAATTGGTGGATCTCACTATAAATCTTTTGCCATCGAGCCTTGGACATTTGTTCAAGAAAATAACTTAAATCCTTTTCAAGCCAATGTAATAAGATATACGTGCAGATACAAAAACAAAGGCGGAATTCAAGACTTAGAAAAAATAATTCATTATTGTGAAATGGAAATAGATTTTATGAAAAAGAAAATTCCAGATGATTCTATTGAAAAAGAAGAGGAATGGGCAGCCATGATAGCTCAGATGCAAGATTCATGAGTCATCAATTAAATTTTATTTATAATGATTCTGATTGGGTAGCTCCTTCAGAATATCCTGACTTGAGAGATGCTACAGAAGTAGCAATAGATTTAGAAACAAAAGACCCTGAACTAAAAAGATTAGGATCAGGTTGGGCTACAGGCAAAGGCCATGTTGTTGGGTTTGCTGTTGCAGCTTTAGGTAAGCAATGGTATTTCCCGATTGCTCATGATGCTGGTGGTAATATGGATCTAGCTGTAACTACAGCTTGGATGGTAGATTTATTAAAAAGACCTAGCACAAAAATATTTCATAATGCTTCATACGATGTTGGTTGGTTGATAGCTAATGGTTTTGAGATTAATGGTAAAATTGTAGACACTATGATAGCAGCAGCGTTAATTGATGAGAATAGATGGAGTTTCTCGCTAAATGCTTGTGCTAAAGATTATTTAGGTGAAATTAAAAACGAAACCTTTTTAAATGAAAAAGCAAAAGAGTGGGGCATAGATCCGAAAGCAGACTTATGGAAAATGCCTGCGGGTTATGTTGGTTTTTATGCAGAACAAGATGCAGCTCTTACATTAAAACTTTGGCAAAGATTTAAAACAGAGATACAACAACAATCTATTAATGATGTTTGGGACATGGAAATGGAACTACTACCAACATTAATTAAAATGAGACAGATAGGTATAAGAGTTGATGAAGAAAAAGCTCACATATTAAAAAAAGAATTTAAGAAAAAAGAATTTGAAGTATTACGTAAGATAAAAAAAGAAACTACCTTAGATGTAGATATTTGGGCTGCAAGAAGTGTAGCACAAGTATTTGATAGATTAGGTGTTGAGTATCCAAGAACTGCAAAATCTGACGAGCCGTCTTTTACAACGAATTGGTTGATGAATTGTGATCACCCGATTGCTGCTTTGGTAAGAGAGGCTAGAGAGATTAATAAATTTCATTCTACATTTATTGATTCAATACAAAGGTACGTTCATAAAGGAAGAATACACGCAGAGATAAACCAACTTAGATCTGATCAAGGCGGAACTGTATCAGGAAGACTATCCTATGCTAATCCTAACCTTCAACAAATTCCCGCAAGAAACAAAGAGTTTGGTAGTAAAATAAGGTCTCTATTCCTTCCAGAGGAGGGCAGACAGTGGGGTTCATTCGATTATTCACAGCAGGAGCCACGTTTAGTAGCACACTACTCAGCGTCCATCGGAGAGCGTTTAGATGGGTCTGAAGAGTTTATACAAGCTTACGCAGACGAATCAGCTGACTTTCATCAAATTGTAGCTGATATGGCAGGTATATCTAGAACACAAGCCAAGACGATTAATTTGGGTCTTTTCTATGGCATGGGTAAAGCAAAATTATCTAAAGAACTAGGTATTGATAAAGATAAGGCAGAGATCCTTTTAAATAAATATAATTCAAGAGTGCCTTTTGTAAAAAAATTAGCATCAGCTGTAACTCAATCGGCTAGTAAGTTTGGTTTTATAAGAACTATAAAAGGTCGTAAGTGTAGGTTTGATAAATGGGAGCCAGCTACTTTCGGTATGAATCAAGCTATGAATTATAATGAAGCTAAAGCTAATTATGGAAATAATATTAGAAGAGCCTTTACTTACAAAGCTTTAAACAGATTAATACAGGGTTCAGCTGCAGACCAAGCTAAACAAGCCATGATTGATTGTGCTAAAGCTGGGCATTTACCTATGTTGCAAATACATGATGAATTATGTTTTAGTATAGGAACTGATAAAGATATTGAAGTTATAAAAAATAAAATGGAAAACGCAGTTGATAATTTAAAGGTTCCGTTTAAATGTGATGTTGCTTTAGGTAGAAGTTGGGGAGAAGCTAAAGATGAGTGATAATTATAATAGTGGTAGTGCCTACAAAGCCATGTTAAAATTGTTTAGAGACGCAAAGATGGAAGAGAAAAAAATAACAAAGTGTTTACGATGCAATAACACTAGAGAAATTATAGTTTGGAGTGACACCTCTCAAACTAAAAAGATAAAAACATCCTGTCCAATGTGTGATCCACAACGGCCACCGCAAGAACTAAGAGATTTAGGTATTATTTAATCTTCGGTTTTCTTTTGGGTAAGGTCGTTTGCTCTTTTATATTTTGGCCATTTACAATTGTAGGTTTTGAGTCCTGTTTCAGTAAGAATTTTAATAATGTGGCCTCGTTCGGTTGATTCAACATAGTGCCGAATATAGTTAGGAATATCAGCATAAGAGTCTCCTTTTTTTTGAGGCATAGATACCCCTTGGTATAAACGATTTTTGATTAGGTTGCTAGTCTTTTTTTCTAGCTGTTATCTAAAAGACCTGCAGATGCATCAACAACACTTTGTTCGTTGATTCTTTTCTTCAGATCTTTAATTTTAATATCGATCCACTTCATATCAGTAGTTACTCTACCTTGTTGTAACGCCTGACCCGCCCACTTGGACTCCAACTGAAGTTTCTCCGATATTAACTTCTGTAGTGCCATCTTTTAGCTCCTCATATGAGACAAAGACTTTTTGTTTGTTATAAAAGTCCTCATCTTGTGCTGCGATCTCACCATTGTTCAGCTTCAATTTAAACTGTTGCAAGGCCTCAGCATCATTGTTAGCTTTAATTATCCCATCATAATACTTTCCTTCTGATCGTATCTGAACGCGATAACTTTTCATAAGATATTATATAACAAATTGTGGCAAGAATACAACCCTATGCACCTATGAGCTGTTGACAGGTATATTTTGTGGCTAATCTATTAGCTTCTACCATTCTCTCAGGCAGAGCTTCTAAAAGTATATGAGATTCTTTTTGAGCGGCTTGTACACATTCTTTCCAAGTAGAAAATTGCAACTGAACATCCAGTCCTTTAGTGCACGTAAAATCGATAAAAGAACAAATATATATAGTTAAAATAAATTTCATAATCTCCCATTTAATCCTTGCATTTAATATTAAAGTAGGTATAAATTCAAGGTAACAATAGGAGTATAACATGGACGACAATGATAAAAAACCTAGCTTAGTCAAAGATGTCATAGACAATTTTGATGCAGCTACAACAAACGTAAAAGAGGTCAATTTTAAAAATGACCCAACGGATATCATACAAACTATAGGTGCAGAAACAGAAGCTGTACTTATAACTTTTGATAAAAATCGTGGAGAAATTAAACTTTATCATAATGGTGTTGAATTAGATAAAGCTGTATTTGCTAAACAGTTTAGAGCAAATGTAAGTTTTTATTCTTTATTTGATATTATATTAGATAAGTTTGAAGATTGGAGAACAGCATGGATGAACTAAAACTTAAATCAAGCTCACACCTCTTCAAAAAATGGGTTTTACAAATGGATGAAATCCTAAGCAAAACACATACACACGATCAAACAGGTGCAGCCACAAGTGATGACTCAGAACACTTTAAAGATCAAAGAGAACGATTGGCATCAACAAAAGTAGATGTGTATGTTGCCCCTGTATATCCTGTCAATCAATGGTTAGCTACAGATTTAGTTAGAGATGAGATTGAATGTAGAACTTATGAGCAGGATCTAGAGAAAGCATCGGGAGATAACCACCGATGATGAAACAATTTGGTTATTTTGTATTAATGGGACTCTGTATAGCCTTACCACCAAAAATATTTTTATTTTTGATTGGTTTATTGGTGTATGGAATTCTTTACTAGGAGAAAAATGAAAACAATAATGATAATATTTGTAGCAGCAATCTTAACAGGTTGTTCTACATATTCATTTAAGTTAGGTAAAAAATGTACACCACATAGCACCGAGTGGTCTTATGTGTGGTTTATTGAAAAAGGGAGCGAAGACAATGTCACAAAAGCAAACTGCAGTTGATTGGGTAAGTAGAAGAGTTAGTGCAATTAATAGAGTTTTGAAAAGTAAAGGAAATCATAGATCTTTTCATGAACATTTTATTGATGAACACTGGAGACTCATGAACACTAAATGTAAAACAAAGAAGGAGTATAAAATATGGACACGAGCAAATGGAAAAGTGTAGCTGTAGACATAGAGACCTATAAGATAGTAACAGCTATGGGTGCAAAAGGTTTTAGAAGACCTGGGGCAATGATTGCAAAATTAGCAGACTCCGAACTTAAGATAATAGCTAAAAAGACTGGTAAATCAGTAGAAAAGCTTAAGGCAGAGCTGTTGGCCCAAGGCGAAAAAAAATTAAACGGCAAATAACTACATATTGGGTGGTAGACACAAATTAATACTTGATCTTGTGTCTACCATTTGTTAAACAAAGATGTATTCCTCATAACCTAATGAAAAGTAGAGGTTTCTAACTACTTAAATTACCGAACAGCGAACAAACCTTTTTTTATTAATAATTTAAGGAGATTGTTTTGGCAGAAATAAAGCGAAAACCATTAAGTGATGTGTTTGATCAGGGTTTAGAAAAGTTAGTGATGATAAGTCCTAACAAAAAAACCTATGATGAACTAACATCTATAATGTTTCAGCTTTACAATGGTAATGATTTTGGAATGGGGAACTTTAGTTTACAGTTTTTAGATAAAACTGACAGAGCTTGGCGACAAGGACGAAAACAAACTGCAAAAAGGTTGGGATTGTCCTTAGTTAAGAATGTGTAGCCACCAGTTACTATATCCATATCATTGTCTTTCCAAAACTGGTGGTTATGCAGATGAGTATATTTGATCGTGTAAGAGATGCTGGCTTACAAGATGTAAGAGACATGAGTGGATTAGAACGCACTGAATTCATGAATGATATTTTCTTAGACTACCAGGCAAGTAAAGATCTCCGACAAAAGAAAATGGAGACTTTTTATCTTGAGTTACTCAAACAACTTATTAAAGATTATGGGCACTAATATTGCGACAGAAATATTAAAAACCCCTGATACATCACAGCATAGACTTTACCAAGCTGTAGTGATTCAAGCGTTTGAGGATTGCTTATACACTTTAGGTGGTAAGAACGAGGCTTATAATAAAAAAGAAGCTCATGAGTGGTTTTTAAGTAATAGTAATGATTTTAAAACTATATGTGATTTAGCCAATTTAGACGCTGACCATGTACATGAAAGATATAAATGGTGCCTGAAAAATAAGGTGATTATTTTTACTGAAATTCAATGTTATTGGATAGAATATAAAAACGAATATAAAAAATATCGAGGAGTAGATACGAAAGAAGAAAGACGTACTATTAAGGAAAGAATCGATCAGATTCGTTATAAATTAAACTTAAAAGATAAGAAGAAATGAAAGAAATTGTAATTAGCCTATTAATATTAGTATCTAGTGGAGATATAAAAACCCATGATATAACTATTTACGAGAGCTGCTACACGTGGTATGAAAAGAATGTAAAAATGACTGTAAAAAAAACACCACTGTTCGGACAGAGATCTTTTCATTATTATGATAAAAAAAGGGTGGTAGGATTTATCTGTAACTATAAGGAACCTTTTGAATGAGCATTAGAAAAGAACTTTGTACGATGTTTAGAATAAACTGGGCTAGAACCGTTTATTTTGCATTGTCCGTGTTTTGGGGATTTTTATTATATGGCACGTACAGCACTTTCCTTTAAAATAGATGAAGCTAGCAGGAGTTACTGGCAAACTAAAGATCCTAAATTTAAGAAGGAATGGTATAGGTTAATTAATTTGTTTCATAAAATTAGCCGAAAAAAACCCAGCCCCATAAAGCTACGCAGCTAAAAAACATCAATAAGAAAAATTTTGTATCAGACATAATTTGTACGGGGTTACCTAGCTTAAAACAACTCTGGGAAAAAATGCCAAAAGGGTAACCCCATAGGTATTATGTATATAGTATAAATGGATAACGGACAACGGAAAAAGGCCGCTTCAGTCTCCCTACACGGCCTTGAGATATTATATATAAACACCAGAATTATATCATTGTCTGGTTGAAAATCAAACAAATGCGGGTATTAGATTATTAGGGGGTAATGCATAATGAGTTAGTAATACAACCTAGATGTGTAGGGTTTTAATTTTCTACTATATAGATTATCTAGACCCCTATGCACTTTTTTTAATCACGACCCTAAAGTGGTGTATCTGGTGTATCTGATGATTATTATTGTTGTATATCAACACTTCTAGACGATTTAGTGGTGTATCTGATGGTGTATCCGTGGTGTATCTAGATACACCACAATATCAATATTTCCTTGCGTAGTGTAAAAATGTTGATTTGGGTATAGTAGTCGGGGGTTAAAATAATCTATATAATAGAATTTATGGTAGTAAGAACATTAATAAAAGCTGGGATATCTTATAGCAAGAAAAAAGCCCGTGAGAAGGCTGCGAGAAAGGCCGTAAAAAGCTTAGATAGATACAATATTCACGTAAGTGGGAAAAGCTCTAAAGGCCCTGTTCCTATAAAAAGTCAATCACTTCAAAAAAGCACTTTAAGTGGCAGGACTTACTCAATTAGTAGTGATAAACTTAGCACAAAGACAATGCTTGATATAGGCGGTGGATATGGGACTACATCTACAGCAAGATTTCAAGATAATGTTAGAGACTTGATTGGTTTAGATAGTACAAGTATAAAGAAAGCTCAAAGAAAGCTGTTCAAAAGAAAGAAAAAGAGATGAAAGCAGGTAGATTTTTAATTGGCGGATTACTAAGGTTAGGTGCTAAACAAGTTTATAAAAAACACAGAGCTAGTGGTGGTAGAAATATACCAGAAATAAGAGCACAACAACCTAAAGGTTTGACAAAAAAAGAAGCTCAGAAAAGATCTAAGGATGACTTAGCATTTGGTTTGAGAGCTAATACTAACATACAAAAACTTATTAATGCACTTAAGTTTAGAAAGAACAAATAATGAAATCAGGAAAATATTTAGCAGGTGGATTAATTAAGGGAACTGGTGGTAAAGCCATCAAAGCTTTTATGAAATCAGATTTATATAAAAGTCTTAAAGGTAATATGATGAAAAACATCAACAAAATGTATAGCTCAGGACCAGGAAATACCCCTGGTAACAAAACATTTCTCAAGGGACTAAAGAAGCTAGATGTTAAAAATCAAAAAGCAGTGATGATTGGTAAGGCCTTATCTCATGTAGGTGATGGAACTAGAAAATTACCTAGAAAAATTCAAGCATCTTTAAAAAGAGGTGCTAGAAACATTGGTAAGTACCAAAGCAAAGTACAAGATACTGCATCAGTATATCTTAAAAAGAAATTTAGCAAACAAAGGGACAATTAATGGCTCTTAAAGCAAAAGCATTAAGAACAATAGATGATTTGACTCCAAAGCAAAGAAAGTTTGTAGATATACTTGTAGCTAATTGGGGTGAGATTACAAAAGCAGAAGCTTGTAAAAGAGCTGGGTACCAAGCAAAAAATGATAAGAACTTCTCCGACATAGGTAGTAGATTAACTTTAAGAAGACACAATCCACACGTAGTTAAATATATGGATCAACAGCTTGAAAAAGCTAGAGCCAAATATGAAAAGGATAGACTGCGTAGATACAAAAGATTAGAAAAATATGCTGATCATGCATTTACCGATAAGCAATATGCATCAGCTATTAATGCAGAATTTAGATCAGGCCAACTGGCTGGTTTATATGTAGATAAGAAAGAAGTCAAAGTATCAGGATTGGAGGGTATGTCACGTGCAGAGCTTGAAAAGAAACTCACAGAGCTTTCAAACAAGATCGATGGATTCAACGCCAAAACGATCGAAGTTAAGCCAGAGACAAAAGAACTACCTGAAGAATAATAATTGGACATCTTTCATTACTATTTTTAACGAGGTGCATAATCCAGATCTTAATATTAATTTAGGTAAAATAAATGTTAAAACGGAAGAAAAGTAAATACAAACAAGCTCTCGTAGGTGATAAGAAATATTATTACTACAGAATATACTGGCTCGATCCGTGCGGTGATGCAGGGCATGCAGAAGCTAGTGAAGTAAAAAAATTGAAGCCTGCAAAAATGATTACATACGCATTTATCTTTGATAAAGATAGTGAACACGTATGGACTTTTGCCTCGTATGATGAAGAGTCGGCTGTTTTTTCCGACAGAAATGTATTACTTAGATCCAGCGTTACGAAGATGGAAAAGGTGCTAAACCGATCTGAATAATTTATGAAAAAGCGAGAGTCAAAGCTTTGGCAAAGGATTAAAAAAAACATTACAAAACCACATTTTATTCGCGTAGAATCTAATACTATCAATGGTATTCCTGATATTAATGGTTGCTGGTCTGGTAAAGAATTTTGGATTGAACTAAAATCGGACAAGGTTGGATATCCTAAGCTATCTAAATGGCAAATTGCTTGGATTAATAAACGAATCAAACACGGTGGTATAGTTATTATCTGCAATGAGACCCTCTTGGAGAAGAGTTTGAAACTGTACAGACCGTTGTCCGCTATCCGTGATCCTCGTTTACTGAAACCTCGTTGCTCGTTCTCGTTTCCCGTTAAGTGGCCATCGGTCCAGAAGGGCATCTGGGATCTCCTGCAGCTGGATCCTGAAGCTCGTTCTCGTTCCCGTGACGAAGACCAACGGATAGAGAAAGAACTAGTAAGCGGATCTGGCAGCATCACCAGTCAGGACTTGGAAGAATCCTAATTCTCGTGTATTCTCGTCCTCGGGGGCCAACTTTTACATCATTGTTTTCCGTTGAGCCCCCTTCAGGAGCTGATGCAGCAGACTCCGTGTTCTCGTTCACCGAAGCTCGTTTAATTATCCTCGTTCCTTTAAAGAACTGCCACCTGCAGCGTGGCATCTCCATCTGGATCTGGGGAACAGAGCTGGTAGCTCGTTCTCGTTTAGGGAAAGGAGTAGAAAGATTACCGAACAGTATAAAGCATCTGGGGCGCCAGGAGAAACCTGCTGGAAAAAGCTCGAAAGAAAAGACTTGACAGCTATCCCATCTGGTCTTATATACATTCAGGGCCGTATGTTAGGAGGTAGGTGCAAACCGTAAACTTCAGTGCGGTCCGTTAACAACAAACAAAAGGATAAACAATGACTAAAGAATGGATATATACAGAAAACAAAGATGACTTCATGGGCTCGGAAAATAGAGTAGAAACAAATGTGAAGACTCATGTGATAAAGGATGACGGCACGGTGACCGTGATAGAAGGAAGAATAAAAGAACTAAAAGAAATGCAGACGCTCGTCAAAGGACCAATTGAAATAGTTAACGCAGCCATGCCCAAGGCATCTCCTGCGCTGCCTGGCGGGGAGAAGCTCAAGGAAATGGTATGCAATGAAGAGGGATTGTTTAACAGCTCGTTCAAGACAAATGAAAAAGCACGCCAGTTAATAGCTGAAGGGCTGTGCACGCAGCTGGACAACATTCAGGACATCCGTGGTGATGTGTTCGTGACTGACGGATGGAGGATTGCGTAGTGCTTTCGTTATTCATCTTGAGCATTCTCGTGTGGCCTCGTTTCATGCTGCCAGTGCTGGGCATTCTGATCCTGACTGGTGCTGGGATCTGGTGATGCATGTAGCTCTGGTCTCGTCTCGTTTCAATGAAGTACATTAGAATGATTCTAATCTATAAGTTCCTTCGCTGGGCGCAGAGACTTCCAAGATCCCTGATGAAAAAAAGATTTGACAATGATGTGGGATATGATAAGACAATAGGATTAACAACGAACAAAGGAAAGATAATGGGACTAGACCAATACGCACATATAAGAGATAAGCAAAGTGGACAGATGAAACAACCAGACTTTGACAAAGTCTATTCAGATAAGTATGAGCCAACAAGAGACGGTTTCGTTTGGAGAAAGCATTCACGTCTTCAACAGTTTATGCAAGACGTTTGGGCAGAGCAAAACCCTGACAGCTCAGAAGCTATGAATGGAGATGATGAATTAAAGTTAAACAAAGACATCATAACCAACTTACGCAAAGAGATAGACGGCAACTATCATAACTCGTTTTGTAGTGGTGGTTTCTTTTGGGGACATCAGTTTCAAGAAGAAGCAGTCAGAGAATATTCCAAGCAAGATGTTCAGTTTTGTGATTGGGCTTTGGCACAAATGGAAAAAGGCGAAGAGGTTGTCTATCAATGCTCGTGGTAGATTTCTTAATTTTATTTGCAATGATTAACTTACCATTCACTATCCTTCTCGTCCTGTGTTTTGTCGGTTGGATAATGTCGTTATTTAAAAAGGATAGGGGGTAGCTGATGGGGTTTCTAATTTGGTTCTCGCCAGCAATAATTATCTACATACTATTACTAATGGAAGTAATAAGTTTAGGTAATGTTTTCAATATGTTCTAGCTTTGTCTGTGGAAAACCCATAATGAACACGACCCATTATGGACACAAAGTTCTTGCTATTAATATAAGATTTAATAAGATACTTGTATTAAGTAAAAACTAACAAAAGGAAAACAATGAGCAACGCAGTTAAAAAGCTAAAGCAAGATGAAAAAAAAGTAGTCTTAGCTTATGCAATGTTTAAACTCAAAGCTAATCGTTTAGCTAAAGAGTTAGACACAATGAAACAAAATCTTATTGATGTATTCGATAGGACTAATCAAAACTTAATCATAGTACAAGATGAGCAAGGCGAAAGTTTTGGAGTGCAGAAAATCAAACGTAAAAGAAAAAAGTTTGAAACAGCTAACTTCAAGATTAAGCACAATGACTTGTTTAATCAGTTCTGTACTGAGATTGAGTATAACGAGTTTAAAGCAAT